ATAATCGCGATTAATGTGATTCTGATGGTCAAGCTGTTTAACTGCTTTCGACATCAGACTTCCTCCACTATCAAAGATGTCCGGTTGGATGAAATGCCTTTGTCTATTTTTATAATCCTCATAAGCAGGTCATTGGCCGATCCTGATGATGAGTAAAATCGATCGCGGTTGAAATAAATCAAGTTACCGGCCAGGCAGAGGAAAAACATTGAATCCAAAACCAGCTCGGTCGAGTCCTTATTGAGCAGGGACATAATTTCAGAACCCAGGGAAAGCGCATCGGCCTCAGTAGATAGATATGTATAGACATCTAAATCCTTTTCGGTCCTGAATTTTTTACGCGCGGTATTGTCTTCTTTCCGGATACTGCTCCAAAGTTGGGTTGCCGGATCCTCGCTGTAAAAAACATTAACTGCCCAATATTTTGACTTGAGATTCTTAACCCTGCGCGGTGATCCAAAGATTTGATCATTTCGGACATACTTTATATTGGATGGAGCCGCCGTCAATGCAGATTTAATCCCGATCCTGCCTCGCGTATCCTGGAATGAATAGGCGCGGAGGGTATGTTCGAGATTGCGAAGGACTTCATTGACCGGCCTCTCCTGATAGATTGGAACCTTCAGGATGGCAGTGTTGTCGTACTTGGTCTTATAGATAGAATCCAAATCAAGTTCAGAATCGGCCAGGATATAATAATTATTCATAGCATATTTGAAGATTTCCGCCCCATTTATGATTAGATCGCCCGCTGAGTCCACCTTGCCTGTAAAGCTCACTAGGATTTTATCTTGTGTCAACCAGGGCGTATCCTCATCCAAAAAAACCATCGCCCTCTGGAGGTCTACATAATAATCAGTATTCAATATGAGCACGGTATTATTTCTTTTAACGGCTGTTACAGAGCCAATCCTGTCTCGATTGACTTTGAAAATCTTATTTACCGTATCAATGCACGTGGCCGGAACGTCCGTGTAAGTCCCAAAATATTCCTGCATGGCGGAGTCAACCGCCCCGGAATCCAGGTTCGGAAATTCGTCTGTAGTATATTTATAGGCAGGAATATTCCGTTCCATATTCATCCGCAAGTCCATAAGGCTTATCTCAAAGAGCCTATCTTCACAGGCAACCTCATCAATCATGCACGTGAAAACCGGTTCGAATTCGTCATAGTCAAAACCTTCCCCACCGGCCAGGAGAATCAGCTTCGCGTTCTCCCACGTATACTTTGTATATCGCTTATCGAAATAAAACTCTCCGCCTATGTCTCCGTTGATAAGCGAGATAGTGCCGGCCGAGACTCCGAAGTCCCCCTCATAATAGGGTTTAATATCCTGACTCAGATCGGACGCAAATTCCTGTTTAAATAAGTCATGGTATTTATTGTCATTAAAAACCATCTCTTTTTTGTTTGAGAAGTAAATCCAGAATCCCCCCTCGATAAGAAAGTTATCAGGGCTCGTCCCGTCCGATGTGTGGATATAGAGGGTGCGGTTGAAATAATCGAACCAGAAGCTTGAAGCGTTAGCCTCGACTGTGGCGATGCTAGATTGTTTAGTGTAGGCCGTCCCTACCTCATACACACTCGTGATATCAATTCCACGCTCTGCTATTAAAATCTCATAGGTATAGGTCTGGCCCCCGGTTAAGGAGAATCCCGAGATTGTCATTTTGGGATTTATTTCAATCAGAAAAACAAAGTTTGGATTCTTTTTTCTAAGGAGCTTTTCAAACGCTGTTGGAGCATATGCGACAAGCGTCGTGTCGTTGGCCGCTGCACAGTAGGCCGAGTTTCCGGCGGCATTATAAGCCCGGACTCTGAACCAATATTGGGTAAATGCGTTTAAATCCTGTGCTAGATACCCGGTTATGTTCGCCCCAACAATCGCAAGCTCCGCATAGTCAACCCCGTTTGTTGACTTCTCGATTTTAAAGCCCGTCTCGGCATTTGGATCATTTTTCGTGCTTGGCCCCTGATTGTCTGTCCACGATAGCCGCATCGATTTATCCGTAATTTCGGATAATGCAAGAGCACTCGGGGCGGTAGGGGTGGCGATTAATCCCGTCCCTGCGCCAAACGAATAAGCGGAATACAGTGCGCCTTGTTTGGCGCGGATGAAAATGGAATATAAATGAGCAGGATCGAGTCCAGACAGCCGTGTCCCGGTGACGTTAGGGGCAAGCTCAACGGGGGTTTCCCAGTGTGAATCGGTTTCATCGTGAATCGCAACCTCATGCAAATCCTCTTCGCTTGAATTATCGTCAAAATAAATATCAACCTCTGTATCAGATACCGCAACAACCGTCAGATTACTCGGAGTGGAGATGGCTGCAGACGTACCCCCAAAACATTCAGTCTCGTTTGAATTGCCTGAATCATTATAGGCGTAGATTTGGAAATATTCCCAACGGGCAGAAGAAAGACCCGTTACTGCATGGACGGTGACATTCGCCCCCTTTGTCGATATGAGCGTCCAGGGATTAACGGCTGAATCGCTTGTATAAGAGGCCAATCCAGTATCATCGGCGGCGTCTGAATAGCCACACAGGGTTGAAATATCAACCGCTTTATTTGTCCCCGTATTCCAAAGGATAGAGAACCCGCCCGATCCGGCAATAGTAAATTTCCGCGTTGTCCGATTATAGGTCACGGTGTAGGTCAGGGCTCCGGCGTCCTGCATCTCAGCCTTGATCGCCGCACACAGGTCCCGGGATGAATAAGTGCTTTCATCCAGTATAGCCGTTAGCTCTCCCCCACCTTCGGCAAAATTGATGTATTTATTGCCGGCAGTGACAACAAATTTCTCCTGGTTAATCTTGAATCCGTCTTCGTTGTTAGAATTGTCCCGCCAGGATAAATTTATCTGTGATGTTGATACGCCCTGGGCCGTCCCATTGCTCGGGGCATTCGGAGGGTCGCCCGTCATAATTCCGAACTCTTGCGAATACCCGGATTCGGTTATGGCGTTATAGGCCTTGACTTTAAAATAGTACCAAGTTCCCTCATCCAACCCGACTGATTCATGCTCTGTTACATTCTGGCCAACCGTTTCAACCAGAGCATAGGCCCCGCCCTCTCTCCGGCGATAGACCTTGAATCCAGATTCACTTATAGCATCTTCCCCCCAATGGATTTGAAGGGCGGTTGGATCGGCTGTCCCCCACAGGTTGAACGGTTCTGGCAGGGGCGTTATTGTGGATGCTTCATTTGAAGCCGCCGACTCCTCATAGGGATCATCCATGTACCCAATGATCCGATAGGTATATTGAGTGCCATCTAGAATATCATAATCCCAATAATAAGATGGGGGAGGAGTCGCCCAGCCCTGAATTGTCACCCATGAACCAGCGCCGATTTTTCGTTGAATATGTACGCCGTCATAATTATCCGGAAAAGATGGATTTATCCAACCGATATAAATCCTATCTTCATAGGTAGCATTTATAGTCAGACTAGACGGGGCGACAACGGCCATCAGACTACCTCTTTGACACTTAATGCCCAATTACACCGGTCTTTAATTGTCCCTCTTGTTTCAAATAGTTCAAGATTCTGGACATAGTATGAACTAGAGTTTGGGTTTTCGTAGTCCTCGCAGAATACAAACGCCTTGCCTATGCCACACTCATCCATTAGGTCAAGAGCGTTTGCTCTTGAGGCGGCATCAATATTTTGGTAATCGAAATAATATGTACTGAGGCGGGGCTTGCTGGCAGTACCATAATAAGTTCTGGAATCTGATTCTTCCCCCTCTGAAATTTCATCCATTCCATAACCATACTCAGATCCGTGTTTCCGGCTTGGCTCCCAATAGTTGCCGAGATAGATAACGGCTATCTGGAGATAGGAGTTTGAGTTTTCGGGATCAGCTATCCGGAGCTGAACATATCGTTTTGTTCTAGCGGCCGATAAGAAAAAATAAATATTGTTGGCGTTATAGGTAATAACATCTGATACTAAATTAACGGAAAAAGCTGCATCATCGGCCCCATAGAGAGTTATTGTTGCAGACGAAGAAATATTATGATTCAATATTGCGATAAAATTATATTGATAGGCTGTCAATAGGTCACGCAGGACATACTCATAGGGATAGTGAATGCGGCGATTGTCTGAGGTATATGTTCCGAGACCAGCATCATCAGCGGAATCATCAAAGCCCAATACTGTCCCTGCGTGTGTATCTAAATTATCAGAGCCATGAGTTCCGGTTTTCCAATCTAACGAGAATGTCCCGGCGTCTGCGGTAATGGTAAATTTGGCTGTCGTCTCGGAATATGTGACAGTATAAACCTTCGCTCCGGCGGCATCCATTCTGGTTTTAATTTCCGTGCATAGCGTCTGTCCGGTATAAATCGCCACCGTAAGGGTGGCAACTAATTCACCACCACCCTCATCAAAGTCTATATATTTAGTGGTTTCACTAATCAAAAATCGCCCATTCCCTGATCCGCTCCCATGTCTCGACCGCCAGAATTGGCCCAGCGTATCCGTTTCCAGATCCACCGCCGGGAACTGCGGATGTTCAGTGCTGGCGACCAATACATCCCCTACATGCCACAGGTTCCTGTGTATGATTCTGTCTGTGTCTGCCATTTTACCCCACCGCTCCTGCCGGGACTTTAATCAATTTGTTTTTAAACCCCCAATTGATTGAGTCCACGATGTGTTTTCTAATTGTCTCGGTTCCAATCTGGACATTGACTTGGAGGGTTTGTTTTCTCGGACCGTAATTATTATTTGTTGTCGATGAAACGGAATTGAAATACTGTTGGGCCAGCCTGGGAAATTCACTGAGTGGAGCAAATATTTCCGGCCCTGCATCACCCATTAAAACCGGCTGTTTTGCAATGCCGCCCTTCGCCATCGGGATAGGCTGGGAAGCTATTGCTACAATCTCAACGGCTCCAAGTGCCGCGGTAATAGCTGCTAGGATAAAGCTCATGGGGGGAGCCAATGACAGGGCTGCCGTTACACCCCGAGCCACATTGATGACCGCCCCAAATAGAGCCAGGGACTTGTCGGTTTTAGCCTGTTTCTTTTGCAACTCTTTTCGCTTTTGGTTAAACTTAATATCAAGGGCTTCTAACTTGATTCTCTTCTGCTCCTCTGACAGCGCGCTGTTTTCAATCGCTAATTTCTGAGCCTGATATTCATTGTCAATCCGGATCATCTTGTTGTCATAAGACTGTTGGGCTATGGCGTCCAGCCCGGCGTATATCTCCGAGGCGATTACCACAAAATCCTCTGCCATTAGTTTCTTACTCTGATTCTCTTCCTCTTCCGCCTGAAGCCGTTTCAGTCTATACGCTTCATCCAGTGCTGCCTTTGCCGCCAGGTATTCCTCATAGGTTACAAGGCTTGTCTCAAGGGATAAGAGCTCTGTCTGATACCATTGATCCAATGACCAGAGCTTGTATTCCTGCCCGCCCATCGTCAGTTCCATAACTATATCAGTATATTTCTCATGGGCTTTCTGGAGATTTTT